GTGAGACATATACTGCCGCAATTTAGGGGTGGGGGGGGGGTAAAAAGGAACTTAGCATGAGCAAGAGCAAAATCGTGTGGAAGGATTGGAAGCCGAAAGAAGTCAGGGAGGCGGTCAAAGAAAAACTGGCTGAGAATATGGAGCTGGTTGGAGTTATGGTTGAACAACAGGCGAGGGAGAACTTGCGAGAGATTCAGTGGCGCCCACGATTCAAGAAATACAGGAGCGTATATCTGGCGCGCCTTCTCACGCATGAAGTGGAAGTGGGGGATGATTTTGTCGAGTGTAGAGTCGGGATATTGAATCCGCCGGGCACAACTCACTCCAAAGCGGGCTACAAGATCGAAACGGGAACATCAAAAAAACCTGCACAACCCTGGTTGAGACCGGCTGTATTTGGCCTGGCCAGAAGAATTGTTGAGATCCTTAAAGGTTAGGAGACCCAAATTGAAACCTGGGCCGGTGTCTAAGCCAACACAAGTCAAACTATTGGAGGGGAATCCAGGCAAGCGCGCACTGGATGCAAGGGAACCACATCCGCCAGTGCCGCAGTGCCCACCGCCCACGCCACGACATTTGGGCGTGGAGGCGAAGCGGGAGTGGAAACGAATGTGCCACGTTCTGCTGGCGATTGGACTATACACTGAGATTGACCATGCGGCGCTGGAGATGTATTGCCAGAGCTACGGTGATTGGATTGTAGCGAAGCGCAAGGTTCGGAACACGGGTGGACGGGTTTTGAGGTCGAGGAAGGGCGCATTGTACACAAACCCGTGGGTGTACGAGGCGAACAGTGCGTGGGACCGCCTGCGCAGGGCAGCCTCTGAATTTGGGATGACGCCGAGCACCAGGTCGCGGGTGCGTGTGGCGACGGGCGAGAAGGAGCCGAGCCTCGCGGAGCAGTTGTTTGCGATGGTTGGCGGGGCCGCGGTGAAGGGCAATGGTTGATTTCACGGCGGAGCGATACGTGGATGATGTGCTGGGGGGACGGCTGGCGGCGGGGAAGTGGGCGCGGCTGGCGTGTGAGCGGCACCGACGGGACCTTGACAACGGAACAGGGCGCGGGCTGCACTTTGACGATGTGACCGCGAAAACGGCGGTTGCATTTTTTGCTTTGCTCAAACACTCGAAAGGGGAGTGGGCAGGCAGGCCGCTGATGTTGGAGGCGTGGCAGCAGTTCGTGGTGGCGTCGTTGTTCGGGTGGAAGCGCGAGGACGGGACACGGCGGTTTCGGACAAGCTACCTGGAAATCGCGCGGAAAAACGGGAAAACGACGATGGCGGCGGGCGTTGGATTATATTTGATGCTGGCCGATGAGGAGCCTGGGGCAGAGGTGTACTCGGTGGCCACCAAGCGCGACCAGGCGCGGATATCGCACAGCGAGGCGACGCGGATGGCAAAGTCCTCGCCGCCACTTCGTAAAATTGTGACGGTGTTTAAGGACAACATTCACATCCGGGACACGGCAAGCAAGTTCGAGCCGCTGGGCGCGGACTCGGATACGATGGACGGATTGAATGTGCACGGCGCGATCGTGGACGAGGTGCACGCGCACAAGACACGCGATACCTGGGACGTGATCGAGACGGCGACAGGGGCGAGACGGCAACCGCTGATGTTCGCGATCACGACGGCGGGGTTCGACCGCGAGACGCTGTGTTTCAAACAGCACGAGTACACCGAGAAGATTTTGGACGGCGTGCTGCAGGACGATTCATGGTTCGGGATGACCTACGCGCTCGACGAGGGCGACGAGTGGGAGAATGAGAATGTGTGGGTCAAGGCCAACCCGAACTTGGGCATATCGAAAAAATGGGATGACATGCGGCGCAAGGCGATGCGTGCGAAGGAAATGCCGTCGGCGCTGAATGCATTCCTGCGGCTGGAATTGGATGTGTGGACACAGGCAGAGACGAAGTGGATACCCAGAGAGCACTGGAAGCAATGCGGCCAGGCGGTGGATGCGGACGGACTGCGAGGGCGCACGTGTTACGCCGGGCTGGACCTTTCTAGCAATGTGGACATCTCGGCGCTGGTGTTGGTGTTCCCGCCGCAGGCGGACGAGGACAGTTACCAGGTGATCTCGCGGTTCTGGATTCCTGAGGAGGCGATGATCCAGCGGGCGCGGCGCGACCGTGTGCCCTATCCGGTGTGGGTGAGGCAGGGCTACTGCAAGGCGACGCCGGGGAATGTGATTGATTATGCGTTCATCCTGGCCGAGGTGGACGAGCTGGCCCAGGCGTATGATATCCAGGAACTGGCATTCGACCGGTGGGGAGCGACGAAAATCCAGACCGACCTGGCGGAACGGGGCGGGGAGGACTGGCTGGTGCAGTTCGGGCAGGGGTACGTCTCGATGAACCCGCCGATGCGCGAACTGGAGCGGCTGATCCTGGAGCACAAACTGGCGCATGGGAACAATCCCGTGCTGACGTGGATGGCAGACAACCTGGTAGTGCGGCAGGACCCGGCGGGGAATCTAAAGCCGGACAAGGAAAAGAGCATTGAGAAGATTGACGGCATGGTGGCGCTGGTGATGGCGCTGGATCGGGCGCTGAGGCACGAGGCGCCGAGGCGCAGCGTGTACGAGGATCGGGGACTGGAAGCTGTGTAGAGTGGAGGGTGGAGTGTGGAGAGATGAGACTGTTTGACCAGTATCCGACGCTGCGGACGGTGATCGTGAACACGAAAACAGATCGGGCGTTCCGGGGCGTGTTGTGGCGCAGGACGCGGGGCTACCTGGTGCTGCGCAACGCCGAGATGCTGAAAACGAAGGGCGAGGTGGTGGCCATGGATGGTGAGGTGGTCATTGAGTCGGCGAACGTGGATTTTATACAGGTGATCTGATGGCAATCGTGCAGAGTGTTGGAGCGTTGGCGGATCTGAGTCCGGGCTGGTGGCCGATCACGAATTACGGCTCAGTGCGGATGTATGACCAGTACAATTACGACTATGCCACGATATACCGCACGCAGCCGAACGTCAGGACGTGCGTGGATTTCCTGGCGCGGAACATTGCGCAACTGGGGCTGCACGTGTTCAGGCGCGTGTCGGATACGGACCGCGAGCGATTGCGGGACCACGGGTTGGCGAAGGTGCTGGCGCAACCGTTGCCGGCAGAGTTCAAAGTCACTTATTACAGGCTGATCGAATCGCTGATGGGCGACCTGGGCGTGTATTTCAACGCGTACTGGCTAAAGGTGAAGGTGCCCAACACGGATTCTGGCACGGATGCACGGATTGGTGGGTTATTGAGGATCCCGCCGCAGTACGTGACGGTGAAGGGCGGCTTGGTGATCACGGGGTACGAGATGGCGCTGAGCGGGCGTCTGTTCAAATTCGACCCGATCCAGGTCGTGCACCTGCGCGGCTACAACGCCGAGAACGAAATCATGGGGTTGTCGCCATTGGAGACGCTGAGGCGCGTGTTGGCTGAAGAGCACTCGGCGGGTGATTACCGTGAGCATTTCTGGCAGAATGCGGCGCGGCAGAGCGGCATCATCGAGCGACCGAAGGACGCGCCGGAGTGGAGCGCCACGGCGCGGGAGCGATTCAAATCCGAGTTCGAGGCGTTATATTCGGGTGGAGAGAACTCGGGCAGGACGGCGATACTTGAGGAGGGTATGACGTGGCGCGCGGGCACATTCAACGCCCAGGAGTCAGAATACCTGGCAGGGAGGAAACTGACGCGGGAAGAGTGTGCCCGCGCGTACCACATTCCGCTGCCGATGGTGGGCATCCTGGATAACGCGACGTTTTCAAACATCCGTGAGCAGCATCGCAACCTGTACCAGGACAGCCTTGGGCCGTGGCTGGCGATGATCGAGCAGGACATTGAGCTACAGTTATTGCCAGAGTTTCCCGACACGGAGGGCGTGTACGTCGAGTTTAACATTGCCGAGAAACTACAGGGCGCGTTCGAGGAGCAGACGCAGGCGCTACAGGCGGCGGTGGGGCGGCCATGGATGACGGCGGATGAGGCGCGGTCGCGGATGAACCTGCCGAGTATGGGCGGGGATGCGGAGCGGCTGGTGACGCCGTTGAATGT